GACAGTCCATGTGCCAGCCGATATTCCGGTGTCGCTCGATTGGTTTTCGGCTTCGATGAACGTCTCGCCAGTGACATCTGCTTGCTCTGTATCGACCGATGTGGTCGTGATCGGCGACGCCTTGCGGGTGGCCGTCCCGATGGGGTCGGTCGGTATCCACGCACTCTCGGTCGCGTCGTACTCGAAGGTCGCGCCCGACGGGAGATGCTCAATTATCAGGTCGGCACCCGCCGGGTCGGAGTCGCGAATCTGGTAGTCGGCGTCCGTCGCGTCGGTGCCGAGGTTGATCGTTCGCTCGCCCATACCCTGCCGTCACCCCGCCGCGGGCATAAGCGCCGGGGGTCAGGCCGTCAGGACGACCTCGCCACGCCACGAGGCTTCGGTGCCGTCGGACTGGGTGACGCGCGGACGCTGCCAGTACCGTCCCCACAGGTCGGCCGTCGCCGACCCGTCGATGCGGACTTCCCACTCGCCGACAGACGTGTCGACGCGGTTGTCGGTCACGAGTTCGACGTCGCTATCGGCCCCCGAGATGACCGCGTCGGCGGCGTCGGTCTCGTAGTCGCGGCCGAACAGTTCCCACTCGACGGTCGCACCGGAGATGTCCACGCCGTTCCCGTCGGCGTCGACGACCTGAAAGGCGAGCACGCGGTCGTCGCCGGCCAGCCAGTCGTCGACGTCAGGGAGTTCAAAATCGTACTGCGTCAGTTGGTGGGGCATGGCTCAGACTGGCGGGCGCGGGCGGTTAAGCGTTCCCGCCGCCGACCTCGCTTTCCAGGGCCGACAGACGGGCTTCGAGGTCGTCGATGCGGTCGGCCTGGGCCTGCGTCACGCCGACGAGCATCGAGACCATCCGCCCCAGCGACAGGCCAGGGTCGCCTGCCTCGTCGTCGGGTTCGACGCGAGCGAAGTCGGGCACGTCCTTCGTGCCGACGTCCCACTCGCGGACGTCGCGGCCGTCGGCGGCGGCCCACGACGGCGGCGACTGCGTGACGAAATTCGTCGCGTGCATCTCGTCAAAATAGAAATTCGCGTCGCCGACGTTGCCGGTGCCGGTCGTACTCGGGCGGATCAACTCGGAGGTGCCCTGGACGAACACGGTGTCGACGGTCAACTCGTCGAACACGCCCTGGAACTTGTTACTCGTCGTGCCGATGTTCGCCCCGCCGTCGGTGACAGGTTCGAGCGCGACCGTCTCGGGGAGGAACTGGTTGCCGGTAAAGACCGTGAACTCGAACCCCTCGTTGGACTCCGTGACAGACAGCGACTGGGCGTCGAGGTCGAGGACGTCCACCTCGTTCGCGGTGATCGTCGCCGCGGCGATTTCGTTCGCGGTGATGGTCCCCGCCGCTATCTCGGTTGCAGTGATCGTCCCCGCCGCGATTTCGCTGGCGGTGAGCGTGTCGGTCGCCACCTCCAGGGCGGTGATGGTCCCGGCGGCGATCTGGGCGGCCGTGATGGTGTCAGCCTCGATTTCGTTGGCGGTGACGGCCTCGGCCTGGAGCTTCGGCGTCGCAATAGAGTCGTCCTGTATCTTCGTCTCGGAGACCGACAGGTCCGCCAGTTTGCCGTTGATGACGGCGTTGCCCTGCAACTTGTCGGTCGCCACCGCGAGGTCGGCGAGTTTCTGCTCGGTGACGGAGAGGTCGACCAACTTGTCCGACTGTATCGCCCCGTCGGCGATGCGGTCGCTGTCATACACCGACCCTGGCACGGTCAGGTCGTCGCGGGATTTGGCCTTGCGATTCTGCTCGGCGAGGCTCGCGCCCGACCCCTGCCCGATGTCGAGCGTCGCGCGGCCCTGCTCGATGACCTGCCGCTCGACGGTCAGGTTCGTCGCCGAGATGTCCTTCGCGGCGTCCGTCAGGTCGACGTCGTAGTTCACGAGCGGTTCGGTAACGGTGCCGACCTGTTCGGCTGGCACGACAATCTCCCCCTCGGCGAGTGGGTCCGGCCGCAGGAGCGAGGCCGCATACGCGTCGGCCTCGGCCTGCGTCGTGATATACGAGACGTTATACGGCGAGTCGCCGACGCGCCGGCCGTACGTGCTGATGCTCGTCGCGTCGCTGGCCTGTCCGATAGTCGCGACCGCGCCGGTCCCGATGACCGTCACGTCGTTGCGGACGGTGTCGACCGGCCCGGAGTCGAACGACCGGACGGCCACGCCGTCGGACTGTGCGTCGAGACTGTTCCACGTCCCGCGGCCGCCGCGGTCGTCGAAGGTGATCGTCCGCGTCGCCGGGTCGACCCACCACACCCGGTCGACGCGGTCGGCCATGTCGCGAAAGACGCGCTTGACCGGGCGATTGTCAACCTCGTAGGTCTCGTCGAGGAGCGTGTTCGTCCCGACGTAGGAGAGCGTGAACGACCCGCCGGAGTTAGCGTCGCTTAGTGCGGCGTTCAAGACGTCCTCGTCGGTGCCAGTGACGGTAATCGAGACTTCTTCCTCGAACAGTTCGACGGCGTAGTGATCAATCGAGACGTCACGCTGACCGCGGCCGCGTTTCGTCCCGCCCGACGACGCGATACCCTCGAAGATAGTCGTGCCGTCCTCGCGGATACGCAGGAGGTCGCCCGCGGTCAGCGACTCGCGAGCCTGTGAGACGACGCGGGCGGTCGGGGCGACACCCGCGTCCGACAGCGGGACGGAGATGCGAAAGTCGTCGTAGTCGATGTCGACCCAGGTCGAACCGCCGTCCGTCGACCGTTGAACTTCGGTCATGCCCGCCCGGTGGTCGCCAGTCGGGAAAAACGGAGAGGGTTAGTCAGCGTTGTGGGTGGATTTCCACACCGTCCTCGATAGGCGCGTGTAAACCACAGTTAGGACATCTTAACCACCGATTTGGTGGACCACTCACATAGTATTCTGTATATTGGCACCGTGGACAGAGAAGTGTTTCACGACCATCACACTCGCCATATTCTGCCCTATCAGACGTTATAACGTCTCGGTAGTCATCATCGCCATCTGTCTCGTCAAACACTACTAAATATACAATAGCCAACACAACACCGATGGTTGAAATTACACCTATAGCAGTGAACGCTTGCACCAGTGATTCAGTTATCGGCATGATGCATGATTCTAAGCCATGTGGCACAATAAATCTACCCTATCCGACCGACCCGCCCCGGCGCAGGCCGAGGCGCACACCCTTCCACTTCGGCGACTGCTGACTGATGACCGTCGGTTCGATACTCTCGACGAACACCTCGTCGTCGTTGAACGCCGACCCCGTCAGGTGGTCGAGTTGCCACGACGCCGCGAAGTCCGGCGCGTGGATCGTGTCTTCGAGATACGTAATCTGTTCTTCGACCGTCGTCACCGTCGACGTGTGCGTGCCGTTTGCCCGGTCGGTACCGTCGTCCCACGCGTTGAACCGGACGGTGATGTCGGCCTGCATCCCCGAGACGCCGAGTAAGATGTTATCGGCTGCCGACAGACCCGGCGGGGCGATTGAAAATGCATCCTTGCGACTGTTGATCGTCACCTCCTGTAGTGGATACAGGTCATAGGTGCGTTCGACCGTCCCGTCACCGTCCGTGTCAGCCTTGAGGCGGAGTTTTTCGAGAGCCATGGATTCTAATAGGTGTGGTTATGAGATGTGATTACGGCAGGTCGATGTTCGACGACCGCTCGATGCGGTCGATGAACGCCTCCAACCCGCCGACGATGTTGACGCTCGTCTCCTTCTCGACGAAGCGGTTTCCACCTTCGATGAGGTCGCCCGTCGTATCGGTGACGTCCTCGCCCGACGGGATACCGGGCACCCGCTGGGCGATTTCCTGGCCGATTTGGCTGGGGAGTCGCGAGACGAACGACCACACGTCCTTGGCGATGTTCCAGGCTCCGTTCGAGAGCCACGACCACCCAGACTTGAATTTCGACCATATCATACCAGGCACATTTCGAAGGTCGCCGGCGATGTCTCGCACGAACCTCTTAATGTCTTCCCAGAAGACAATCGCCGCGGCGATGGCTGCCAGCGGGATGAGCAAGAATCCGATGCCACTCGCGATAAGCGACAGGATTGTCGCCGCCGCGGCCATGAACATGAGGATTCCACGGAGCGCACCGATATTATCGAGTAGAAATGTCATTGCCTCCATCCACAATGGAAGGACCTGTGATAGCAAGAACCGCAACACAGGGGCGAACAGTCGTAACACGACCGCCGCCAGCGGGGCGAGGAACGCTTTGAGTACGTCGAGGATGGGGTTCAGCACGTCCAGCAGTGGCCCCAGCGCCGACACGAGCGCGCCGCCGATGATGCCGCCGCGCAGGTTGGAACTCAACCCGCCCGCGCCCTGTCCGCCGCTGACGCCCGTCTCCGATGCTTCGGCGAGGTCGTCTGCGGCGGCGTCGGCACCCTCTGCCGAGACTTGCACTTCGACACTGCCGTCTGCGCTCATACGCTGTCGTGAGCGGGCAGTCGGGAAAAGCGCCGGGGGTCAGACACCACCACCGCCGGCACCCTCGCGCTGGCGGTGATACGCGTCGATGGACTCGACGATGAGGTGGCGTTCGTACGGGTTCGTCAGTTCGACGAACTCCGAGTAGGTGCGACACCCGGTCATACGCAGGATTTCAGCGACGCCCGCGCCGTTCCGGCGAGCGAAAGGACTCTATCACGTCCACTTTGGCCTCCTGGTCCTCGCGAACGGCGATCTGGATGTCGACCCACGCCAGCAAGAGGCCGTCCAACCCCCACTCTCGGCGGGCGTCGGCGAGGACGGACTGGCGCGCCGCCGTGTCGAGGTCGCGCCAGTCCGTGCCGTCCCACCGGACGATGACAGCATCGAGGACGTCACACAACAACGTCGCGAGTTCGTCCCGAACGCCGTCGTCGAACCGCTCCAGGTCGTCGCTGTCGAATATCTCGCCGTGGTCGTCCTTGAACGACTGGAGGTCTTCGATGACCGCCTGGACGTCCGGGTCGTCGCTGTCGATGTGGACGAGGAGCGTGTTCCCGTAGATGTCAACCTCCGTCCCGAGGTCGTCCATGTCCGCCGAGACGGTAATCGCGGCGACTTCCTGCCCCTCGTCGGCCCACTGCTCGCGCGTCTCGTCGGCCTGTGCGTGCAGGTCGTTGAGCTTTTCCCAGCGTTCGTATTCGTCGACGGTGAGCGTCGACCGCGCCTCGCTCTCGTCCATCGCGAGGAGTTGCGCGTTCGTCCAGTCGCGGTCGCCGTAGTCGTCAATCGCCGCCATCGTCAGGCCCCCGCGTCGGTGTTGGTGATGACGACAGTCTGCCCGCGGAACTCCAGGTCCATGCCGATCCACTCCTCGCGCGACCCGCCGAGTGGGATCGACCCGTCGACGTAGGCGTTCTGGACGGCGATTTCTTTCGTCGACCCGTCGGCTGCGGTGTAGGTGACGGTGACTGTGAACGTCTGGACGTCCGCCGACGTGTCGAGTTCGTCGTTGACGTCATCGTAGTCGACGAGGCGGTCCCACGTATCGAGGTCCCACGCGGCGACCGTCCCCGAGACGGTGACGGCCGTCTCGGTCTTCTGGAGGTCCTGCCACGACGTGTCGCCCGCGCCGCGGAGTTCCTGCACCTCTTGTTCGGGCGCGGCGACTTCGGGTTCGTCGATGACGCCGATGGGGTCGGTCGGGAGATTCCCACCCGAGAGTTCGATGGTCGCGGTCTGTCCACGCCACTTCTTGGTAGCCATATCGCCGTCTCCGGCACGCGTCGGGAAAAACGCCGGGGGTCGCTACGTCTCCGCGAGGTCGACGAGCGTCGTGATGGAAAACTCGATGCGAACCAGGATCAACTGCGTGTCGTCCAGTTCGCCCGCGAAGTCCTCGATGGCCGTCGGGACGTAGGTCACGACACACTCCGTCGAACTAAGCGCCGCTAAGGTTTCGTCGATGACGGCCGCCGTCGGGTGGAGGACGTCGTCGAGATAGTCGACGCCGCGCCCCCGCTCGAAAAACAGGAGTGCCGAGACGGTGTGCGTGAACTCGTTCCCGTCAGTGCGCCGCGTGTCTTCGGGCAGGACCTGTCCGAACGGGTAGTCGATGCGGTCGTACGAACGCGGCCCCGTCGCCGTCGCTTCGAGAAAGCCGTCGTCGGCCGCCACGGCGACGCCGTGCTCGACCGCCTCGATGGGCGGTGCCCTGACGTCGTACCAGTCGATAGCCATGCCTCGCGGTGGGTGGGCCGACGGGAAAAGCGCGCGGGGTCACTCCCCACGGTGTGCCCGGAGTGCCGCGAAGTCAATCGCGCAGTCACTCTCGACCCACGCGTCGGGGTTCTCGCGGTCGTAGACGACGACCGTCCCGTCCGACAGTTCAAGGTCGGTGTATCGCGGGCCGTCGTCGCTGTCCGTGTCGCCCGCGTCGGCGTCGAACATCAGATAGTCACCCGGTTGACCGCCTCGTCGATGGCCCGCCCGACGAAGTCGTTCGGTTCGGTCCCCTCGCGGGCGATCTTCCGCCACACCGGCCCCGCCGCCGCTTCGCTGCCGAGTTTCCGCCGCGCCCACACCTCGATTTTGTCGAAGTCGGCGAGGTGCGGGTCGGTACCTTTCCAGACGTCCATGGCGTAGTGGATGCGCGTCCCCAGCCACACGACGCCGTCGCCCGTCCGAAAAATCTGGATGGACCGCTGGAGGTCGCCCGTCGCGCCGACGGGTGCCTCGACTTTCATCTGGTTGACGATCTCGTTAGCCAGTTCGACGATGAACCCCTGCACTTCCTCGCCGAGTTCGGCCTCCAGTTCGTCGAGGTCGAGACGGACGATCATGGCTACACCGAGATGGTCGCTAAGGACGGCTTAGTCACGTCGTCGATACGCTGGCGGATTTCGTCGGTGACGATTTCGTTCGTCTCGGTCTGCCCCGCGAACTCCTCGGGACTCGCGGCGGCGACCGTCTGCTCGCGCTTCAACTGCCGGCACAACTGATTGATAAGCTGAATCTGGATGCTCTGGATGTCCTGGGGCGGGTCCGCGCCGAACCCACGGTCGTACGTGACGCGCAGTTTCTCCGCCAGCGCCGCCCACGTCGTCCGCTCGGCCGTGTCGGCCAGCGGGTTCCCGCGAGTGTGGCGATACCGGATGGCGTTGTTATTCGGCCGGTCGGACAGGATCAGTCGGTGGTCGGTGTGGGTGTACCACTCGGCGTCGAGTTCGTCCCAGTCCGACCCGAGCGTCCG